TCCGCTTTGTGTCCATTTGAGTTTCTTGATCTGGTCTGCTGACCAAGGATGACTAACATTCTCATATATAGCAGGAGTTGATGCTTTATTATTGAGAAGCCTGTCCTGTGACCAAAGTCGCATATATGCACTGCCTGAATAACCAAGTTCAATTACATATGCATTATTGACATCCTTGAAAAACCTCACAAAGATTGATGAAGCTGTATATGCTCCACCTGAAGTTGCATCTGCGGTCTTTGCCTGACCAAGATAGACTGTGCCGGGACGTTTAGTACATGGCCCTTCAAGAAGGGGTATCATGTTCTTTGCCCCTTTCAGTCCAAATCTATAAAAATCTTCGTCAGAGCGACCCTGTAGAGTCTGTGCCAGTACGCCCTCAGTGAAGCGTGACTGTAGGAATTCATATTTCATTACTTAGTCAACCATGCTTGCTGATCCACTGCATATCCAGCAGTAGGAGTATTGAAAGTACGGTGTTTCTGTGCAGTCCTGCCAAGTTTTGAATCAAGATATGATGATCTTTCACGATGTTCAGGCACATTATCTTTGGAGTTTGCTGAACGTGCTTCCTGCAATGCAATAATAAACTTCTGCAACATTTCATTCTTGAGGTTATCTTTTGATGTAATGGTCTCTGCAATTTCAACTGCAAGCTTCATTGCAATTGCTTCTGCAAGGAGAGAATCAAGTGTTGTAACATCAGTAGGCTCTGCAATATAAAGAAGATATACTTCTGTTTCGTTGCATAAGAGAGAGTTTTTCTCAATCCTGTATCTGGCTTGTGGATGTATATCAACCCCCCTGATAAAGTCTGAAGGAAGCTGGTATGAATAATTAAATCCAAAGACAGGATCAATCCCTCTTGTCAGTAACTTTCTCTGCAATGCTCCATTCCAGTTATGCATTCTCAATACAGAACGTATCACATCATCCACACGTGCCTTGCAGATACGAGCACGTGCATTATTGTCCTCTAAACTCTGGATTGGAGCTTCACCAAGTGAAGATAATGCGAAATTCGTTATTTCAACTTTATTCATAATCCATATCGAATGTGGGTGAAAGACTGAATCAAAACCTAAAAATCATTCAATTCAAGTAATTGTATTCAGTCCTTCACGTTTTAGGTTTCAGTCAATTGAATACATAACCATGCATTGCAATATAACTCCTGCCGCCGGATCGCTACCAAGAAGAGTACAAACAACGTCTGCTTCATCAGCAATTGCAACTGGTGCATTGCTCATAGCATTTAAGTTATTTGTATGCACATCTGCACCACCACGCATGAAATACGTAGTAGTTGTTGCTGTGCCCGGAACTCCATCAAGGAATCCGTCTGTATCGGTAGAACCACCGCTCACAACAGCTTGCCACCCCAAGTCCATAGTAGAACCAGAACCTAGAGTTGCAGAGTTGTAAATTGATGCATCCCAAACTTTTGCTCCTTCAGGCAATCGCCCAAAAAATACAACGTCATCTTCGAGATCAGCAGTTACAACTGTGTATGTGTCATACAGCACTCGCATCTTTCCACCAGCAGTTGCAACATTTGTCAACTTGGCAGGAAGTGTTACGTGACGTATTTTATAATCGACTGCATATAGATTTGCCATAATTACCTTTCTAATTTAATGATTATGCTGTTTTATAGCAGTCAATTTGAACTACCATTTCTTCCCAGATACGAGTTGCACCAATATCCATTTCAAAATATGCATATGGAACAAAACTCTTATCACCACGACGCTCAATTTCTGTAACAGGGTCAAGCCATGAACAGAAAGCAATTCCATCGGAATGAAATGCCAGCACTTTTTCAACTAAACCTGTGCCTGATCCAGTAGTAGGCATATGTTCGTACCTAATAAACTGGAATCCTGCAAAGTAGTTTGTCTGCCCTTCAACTAATGCACGAATGTTATTGTAATCCGAGCTTTGAATTTGAGTTGAATGGAGCAGTGCTTCTATTTGAGCCTGAGACGAAACAATAAAGAAAAGAGGATTTCCACCCTCATCATATTGATCTGCTTCATTTTCTGATAGGATTCTGCGTGTACGTAACAGTTTGTCTATTGAAAGAGTCCTACCTCCGGCACCAGAGCTATTGATCCCACTCATGGAATCTGAAGCTGTACCAAATGCAAAATCCTTTGCAATAAACTGTTTTGGGAAATTGGTTGAGTTCCACACTATTTCTGTAGCACCATCCATTTCACCACCATCTGATTCGTATGCAGAACCAAAAGCAGAGCTGACAATAACCTCATCCATCTTACGAGCCATTGCCATTGCAGTTGCTTCCGCATAAGGCTGGAACACATCGTAGTTCATTCTACGTGTATCAAAACCTTCCACGAAATATCCTGCATGTTTAGGCTGTGCAGATACTCGTCTGCGTTGATGGGCTATTTCCTGTACAGGCGAATCAGCAAAACGTGCCACTTTATCCAAAGCGGATGCCTTGCCAATCTTGTCGATGAATTCTGCGACACCCTGACAGTCTGGTTTGTTGACTACAAAGTTACGTAGTCTTGTTGTCTTCTGTTGAAGCGCATGTAAGACATCGGCTGAATACCGATGTATATATGACGTTTCAATTGATTTGAAATTTGCCATTTTGATCCTTTCATAGAAATCTCAGTTTGTTATTAATAAAAACCTAGAGATTGTCCCGTGAAGGATCTCAGACGGTGTTGTTGGTGGGCCTTTGGAGGTTATCCGCTACTTAACACTACCGTTCAGTTCGGGTTCCTCGTACAGAGGATATTTTTTACCTGATTCTACTCGGCCCAGGATATGCCTGTTGAAACAGACGACCCATTTTATTCATGGCCGACTTGTGACCGGGATCACGATTATCTCTGTAAGATTTAGAGAAATCCTTGTCTGCATACAGTGCTTTTATTTCTTCCTGTGCCTGTTGAGGAGTAAGACTGTCTGAGCCTAATCCTGTTCCAACAACGAGTGAATCTTCACCAAGTATTTCACCAACTTTTGCAAAAACTCGTATGACTTCCTTATGGTTGCCAAGACCAGTTTCATTAAGGAGTTCTGTGAATTCTGGTGTTGATAACTGTGCAACTGCACGTTGTGCCAGATCAATTTTGCTGGTGTAGTTTTTACCCCATTCCTTTTGCAAATCAACCTGTGATTTCATCTTTGAATCTTCACGTGCCTGTTGCACCTGTTCATTCTGTCTCTCCTGTATATCGCCATAGAGTTCCAGAATGTTATTAGCCTGATTTTGTGTCAGGCCAGTCTTATGTGCAAAATCCCTGAATTCATCAAGCGCACCTTCATCATCTCCAAAATCATAATTCTCTGGATTTTCGGGTCTGCCGATCTGGTTATAAAAATTATCCCAAGATTCACCATCCTGCGGAATTTTAACCATGTGATCAGGGTCTGCTCCTATTTTCTTGACCGCATTAACGTAGGACTTTGCAAGCTTATCTACTGTGTCAAAAGTTTGCAGACTAGGCTCATTCCTCAATCCTTCTGGAAGTGAGGATGCCTGAAACTGCATTGCTGTGACTTCTTCTGCACTAGCTTGTCCTGTGCTTTCTGCAGGGGCTTGTGTTTCTTCTGTCATATTTTTTATTGATTAGGGTTGTGACTGCCTATTATGGCGAGCCAGTTCTTGTTGATCGTAGCGCAACCGAAGTGCCCTCAGATCAGTGTCCACCTTCTCCAGAATCGATAAGATCAGACTACGCTGACCATCCTGCCATGAGGCAATATAAGGATCAGGAGTTGGTGTGGTTTTAAAAACAAAATGATCTTTTACTAATTTATCCAGTACACGCTTTCCTGCATCTGTACTAAAACATTCCTTGAAATCTGCTCGTATTTGCGATTCTCTTGTGAGCCAATCCATTAAGGTTTCTTTTTATATGGTCTATTTGCATGACACTGCATACATACCATCGTGTTTTCAACTTTAGGCTTTATTTTTAAGTCAGGCTTTCTTCCAAGTACCTTTGATAATGCCTTGAATTCAGCAGGGTCAGCAGATAAATCCCATTTTTTCTTAATTCTCTCCTGAGTGAGAGCCATTGATTCTTGATTATATTTAGGTTTCCATCCTGTAATATCTGATGCACCTTTTGCCCTGTTTGTTGCTTTCATCAAAGGCAGTAGATTTGCCGTATCATGTGAAAATTTATTCTTCTTTTCCTTTGACCAGTTATGTCCACCTGAACCAAATGCTTCCCTGATAGATACTGTATGATCTATCTCGCTTGTTCCTGTAATAACTTTCTGTTCATATGGATCAGTCTGATAATATTCTGCTTTTCGTGAATATGAAGATACAGGAC